CCAAGACGCAGAACAAGAAGGTCCTAATTCGCTACATCCGCTGGGATCGCTTGTACTGGGATGCGCATTCGCTGGCGAAGGGTTTCACCGACAGCCGCTATTTCGGCATCGTGAAATGGATGGACCTGGATGAAGCCAAGGCGGCGTATCCGAAGCTCTCGCAGATGTTCGACCTGTTCACCGCGCAGAGCTTTGCGCCCGGTTCCCCGACCTACGATGACAAACCTCGCTGGTTCGATCGGGGACGTAAACGCGTGCAGATCCACGAGCAGTATTACCGAAAGGGTGATACGTGGATGCGCGCCGTATTCTCCCGGGCGGGATTCATCGAAGAACCTGCCGAATCGGTTTATCTCGACAGTGAGACGGGCAACAAGGAGTGTCCGCTCATCCTGCAGTCGATGTATGTAGACAAGGAGGGCAACCGCTACGGGATTGTGAAGCGTTACAAGGATCTACAAGACGAGATCAACAAGCGTCGATCCAAGTCTCTGCATTTGCTCTCGGTGAACCAGGCGCTGGCTGAGAAAGGTGCTGTCGAGGACAAGGAAGCGGCCCGTAAAGAGCTGTCGAAGCCGGATGGGTTCGTCGAATACACCCCCGGCATGAAGCTCGAGGTGCGCGAGAACGCAGACCTGGCCGAAGGGCAGTTCAAGCTCCTGCAGGAAGCGCAACTGGCTCTCTCGGCCACTGGACCCAATGAAGCGCTCCTGGGTACCACGGGGGATTTATCGGGTCGCGCGAAGCAGCTGGATCAACAGGGTGGAATGATCACGCTCGGGATTCAGGGCGACAGCATCCGCTTCTGGCAGAAACGGGTAATGACCGCGGCGTTTAACCGCATGAAGCAGTTCTGGAGCTCCGAGCAGTACATCCGCATCACGGAGGGGGAACAGACGAAGTTCATGCCGGTGAACTCGACCTACCCGGACAACCATCCCCATGTGCAAAAGGGGATGAAAGTCCCCGGTGCGCGGATGAACGTGATGGCCGACATGGAAATGGACATCATTATCGATGAGGCGCCGGAAGTGGCTACGGTGCAGCAGGAGGACTTCCAGGCCCTGACTAGCCTGGCAGGTGAAGCCCATATCCAGATCCCGCCTCAAGCCCTGATCGAGGCCTCGGGACTGTCGAGTGCGACCAAGAAGAAGGTCTTGGATGCCATGTCTGGGAAGTTACCTGATGGAACGGAGATTCCGCCGCAAGTGCAGCAGATGCTTCAGGCCAAAGAGAAGCAGATCAACGATATCGCGCAGGCGCAGCAGCAGAAGACCCAGGAGCAGCAATCCACTGAACAGGAGCTGGCGCAGCAGACCTCCGAGGTGAAGCTGCAGATGGCCAACCTGAAGGCGATGCAGGACGGCCTGCAGGCCAGGAGCGCTGCGTTGGAAGCGCAGTTTGCCGCCCGCCAACAGGAGCTTGAGGCACAGATGGAGATGCTGAACGCCAAGGAGATCGAGTTGAAATCACTGCAATTGTTGGCAGCTCAGAATCTCAAGGCCACGCAGGATGCGGCCAATTCAGTGGTGGATGGGGCGGCCAAGGAAGCGGCCATCAATACACTCACCGCCAAATTGGAAGCCCAACAGGTCGAGCACAAGAAACAGGTTTCGGATCTAGCCTTGCAGCACAACCAGCAGCTGCATCAGGAGCGCGAGAAAGCGCGGACAGCGCAGCAGCAAGAGCAATCGGCTAAAGCGAACGGTGCCGAGAAAGCGAAGCCGCGCAAGATCACAGTCGAGCGTGATGCGCAGGGCCGCGTGAGCGGTGCGACCGTCAACTAAATGGCCGGTGCAATCCGGCAGGTGTTCACCTTTGACCCTGCCCCCAGCAACCTCGGCGGTATCGCGGGGACGCCGAGTCATTTTCGTGCCACCACCTCAACGCCCACGCTGCCCAATAGCACGATTGTGGTTGTGGCGTGTATCGCGAATCTGGCGGGTAACACGGTCACGGGGATCTCGGATTCGACCAACCCGGCCTATACGGCACTCGATCACCTCACCAAACCCTCCGATGGGTTGGATATCGGGAGTTATTACTTCCCGAATGCGGGGGCGATCACGGCGGGGGATGGAGGCGATGCGACCGGTGGCAGTACGACAACCTGCCAGGACACATCCAAAGCCTGGACTACGAACCAATGGGTTGGAGCAACCTACGTCAACCTGAGTAATGGCGCCACCTCGACTGTCACGTCCAATACAGCGACCCAGCTGACGTTCGGTGCGACGAGTGCGACGTCCGCCGGCAACCGCTACAGCGTGGGTGGGTATGTTGATATCCAGGTTTCGAACTTCGATGACTACAACGCGGCCATTTGCATAGAGCTGACCGGACTCTCCGCATCCGCGCTATTGGGACATAACGCCACACAGGCCAGTTACACGGCGGGAACGGATAACGCGGTCTCGGGTACCGCTGCTTTGGGCTCATCGCCCGGCATTATTCTGGGCTTTGCGATTGCGGATGTGAATCTATCGAGTGTGCCGGCGACGGGCACGGGTAATACCAGCTCAACAGTCGTCTGGAAGTGGGATCAGGCGCAATTCAACGCCCGCCTGCAATATCGCAACGCAAGCAATCCCGGGACGGCCGGTAGCAACTTCAGCGCTCTGACGAGCGATCACTATCAGGTTTTCATGATGGCGTTTGCGGATGCTTCCGCGGCGACTTTCTATCTACCGCTTTTAGGTGCAGGTTAAATGGCCACATTCCAAGTCGTTGACGAGTTCGCCAACTACATCGCTACGGCGGGAGGTACGGCAGGCCCCGACTTGGATGCGGATGCCTTCAAAGCTGCACTCAGCAATGTCGCCCCCACCAAAGCGGGCACCCAGGTTTTGGCCGATATCACGCAGATCGCCTCCACAGGAGGCTATGCAGCGGTCGCATTAACCAGCGTGACATGGGCCGAGACAGGTGCGGGTACCGGAATCTGGCAGTTCGGCTCGGCGGCCTTCAGCTTCACGGCTTCGGGCGCTGATTTCGCGACGGCCCGCTATGTTGTGATCTATGACGATACCGCGACGACGCCAGCCAAACCGGTCGTGGGCTACGTCGATTACGGCACTACTTTTGTGGTGACCAACGGCAATAGTTTGACCGTGACGCCCGGTGCGAATGGCATCTTTCGCATTACCGTGAACTGATGTACACAAAAACGAAACGTGTCATCGGTTCAGGCGATACCGATGTGGACTGCACGTTTCCGTTCAGTCTTCTGGCAGCCGGTTCAGGGGATGCCACGCTGGTCAAAGCGGGCCCGTGTCAGCTGGTGAGCATCCACGCCATCAATGTGTCGGCTGCAGTTCGCTACCTGCGATTCTATGACACGAGCATAAAGCCGACCGTGGGTGCGGGCATTCCCATCAGGCGCTATGGCATTCCGGGGGCGACCACAGGGGCTGGATTTGTACTGCAACCGCCGCTACCGATGCGCTTCACTCAAGGGATCGGCTTCACTCTGACGACCGGTGTCGCCGATACAGACACAGCAGGGCTTACCGCCAACGATGTCATCCTGACGCTGGAGTATGTCTAGTGGCGAATGACTCCTTCATTCAGGTTGCAGTCGATGGCGCTGGTAAGAAGGTCGCCGCAGATCTGCAGGTAGACGCCTACGGCAACACCGTCTACCTGCAGAAAGCGCTGCTCACCGGCGATCCGGCTGATGCGGTGGCGCAACTGCTGGACACCAATCGACAGATTCTCGCCTGCCTGCGGGCGTTGCTGAGAATCCAGTCCGACACGACCAACTCACGTACGACCGAAGAGGATTATTCCTCGACACTCGGAGAGAATTTCGATGGCTAATGCGAATCAACTACAGGTCGGCCCGGGCATCGCGGCGGATGGCGGAATCATCCCGAATCGGGCTGGGCGGTTGGGCGACACGATCATGTCCGAGCTCAACGGGCGCTACTATGAGCAGGCTTCCCGAGGGCGGTTGTTCCTCGCCAATGCCATTGTGACCGCTCCGGTCATCTTCTCCACTGCAGCCGGCACAGGCGGTCCCCTGATATGGAATCCGCCCACCAGTGGCGTGAATGTCTCGGTGCTCGCGATCACCTGTGGAATCACAGTCGTGAGCACGGTTGCAGCAGCCCTGGGATTGACCGGCAACACCGGCCAGACTTCGGCGCCAGGCTCGACGACTGCGATCGATGGTCGCTCGAGCGCACTGATCGGTGGGCAAGCCTCCGTGAGCACACCCTATCGGGTGGGTACGCCGACCAATGCCGGCGGTTTCTTCTTCCCGCTGCTGCACCTGCATACCGGTGCACTGACAGTCGATACCGCCGGCTTTGGCTGGATCGATGTGGGTGGGGCAGTGGTCTGTCCGCCGGGCGGTTGGGTGAGCGTGGCGGCCTCTGCCACGGCCACGACCACTGTGGCCCAGTTGGGTTGTTTGTACGCCGAGATCCCGGTCTGAGGATGATCGGTGTGGTTAGACCTTCGATCACTTTGGGAAACACAGCCTAATAATCTGACGCTGTCGATCGAGCCCGGATCGATCAGCGTAGATGGTCAGTCGGTCGCCCTGGCTCTAGGGCTGGCCACCACCGAAGGAGGCATTACCCTCGCCGGGCAGAGCACGACGCTCGCCCTCGGTGTGCCGCTGTCCGGCAGTGGACTGACCCTTGCTGGACAGTCGTTCAGCTTTGCGACGGGCGTCGCGCTGACCAACGGATCGATCACGATCCAAGGCCAGAGTGTGGTCTTCGGGCCCTCACTGCCGTTATCGGCCGGTTCGATCACCCTCCAAGGGCAGTCGATCAACTTTGGGCTGGGTGTTGCGCTCGGCACGGGTGACATCACACTCCAGGGCCAGACGCTCCCGCTGGCCTTGAGCGTCCCGCTGAGTGCGGGCGCCATGACGCTTGCGGGTCAGTCGATCACGACCGCCCTGGGGCTGGCGTTCGGTTCTGGAACCCTCAGCTTTGACGGGCAGGGCATCACTCTGT